TGCTGACAACCTCATATTCCCCCAGAGGCGAAACCAAGTGCAGCACAATGAAGCCGCGCCGGTCCAGCGGGTCGCCGCTGCCAAGAAATTCCCGCCCGTTGTCATTGGGCAAATGAAAGACTGACAGGAACTCGCCTGCGGGCTTGTCGCCGCCCTTCTGGGGCCACAGCACAGGGTAGCCCGTGACGGTCTCGACCTTTGCCATTAGCGCGCTGTGAAGATCGCCTTCAATGCTCATTTGCCTGTCACTCCCCTGTCACGTTGATGACCTTGCCATCAAACTTTTGGATTGAAAGGGCGACCATGCCATTCGGTGCCTGCCGGTGCGACCAGCCGCCCTCAAGCCGTTGGGCATAGGGCAAGTTGTTGACCAGATAGATGGCATCGCCTTCGCTGGCCTTGCCGTTGATGGTGCCAATCATTTTGCCGATTGTCGGACCGCCTTCGTCCTTTTTCCCCGTGGCGTCTTCGTCATCAAGAACCCCACTCGGCGCGCTGTTGATGCCCGCCTGCCAGTTGCCTTTGAACCGACCGCCGACATAACCGCGCACAGGGTGCTTCCACAGATCAGGGTTGCCAACTGGCGACATCAAGATGACCGATTTGAAGAGGTCCATGCTGATCTTTTGCAAAGCCTCACGCCCCTTGATCACGGTCTTCACTTCGAACTGCTCAAGATCGCTACCAAAACTCATTTGAAGCACACCATATCGTAAAGCGCAGTGTTGCCGCCTGAAGCGACGCGCCCAAGGCTTCGAATTGTGAGCGTGCCGCGATCAACTGCAACTGTGTCGGCAAGCGTCACTTCAATCGTTGTCGGCTCAATTATCACTTGGAAATCACCCGCAAACACGTTTGTTCCGTCAATCCGCTTTTCGTCAATCTCAAAGACAGCCGCGCGAGCGGTCACAGGCGCAGGCGTGGTGCCTAGCGTGCCGCCCGTGGGGTCAGATGGCCCGCCGCCTGTAGAGATAGGCGTGGGGCGCTGAATTGTGGCTGTCTGGATAGCGTCCGGCTGCTTTGCTGCGATCTTGTTGAATGCTGCCGTGACCTTGCTGCGGATTGTCGCCATTTATGCACGCCGCAAGGCGACTTGCCCTGTCCCTGCCGTGACGTATGGGCGCAACAGCCCTTCGATCGCTACCAAGCGCGGCTTGCCCGTGGGCAGCGTTTCTGCGTCGATGGTGATCGGCCCGACCTTGATCATTTCGCTGGTCGTACTGGTTTCGATCGTTGCAAACGGGTCAAGGCCCGCTTGGATCAGATACGCCATTTCGAACTGCGCGGCGATGATGTCTTGCGGGATTGTGTCGGGATCAACAGGCCAACCGTCCACCAAGTCCCGAAGGATGCGGGGCCAAGAGCGCGCCTGAAACTGGTATTGTTTGACGCCGATGAAGGTTCGCTGCTGATCAATGGCCGCAGCCGCGCGCCGCAGGTTGGTCTCGTTCGCTGCGTCTGTTGCCTCAAGCGTCCAGCCATATAGGGCCGCTTGCGCTGTATATTGCGCGAGCGTTCCATAGCTGTCTGAGGTTGTTCCGCCGATTGTGGTGTCAAGCGCCATCAGTTATCCACCTTGATCGTGGCCAAGAAGCCGTTGAGATTTGCACTGACCGCAGTGTTCGACGTCGAAGATTGCGCCCGAACCCGAATATCGGAGTTTTGGGGCACGATCATATAGGGGCGGAAAGAAATGTCATGTGAGCCTGATGCGTTGCTCAAGGACAAGTCCGCCCGTGTTCTGAAGACCCCGCCCTTTTGTCGGACCTGCACGTGGAAGTCCACGGTTGCTGCCTGCCGCTTGTTCACCGAAGACCAGCCCTGCGTGATGATCCAATACTGATTGTTTGAAATGGTGGTAGAGCATTTTTGAGATTGCTGCTCATCAACCAACGCGACAGTGTGGATTTTGTCGGCTGTGTCTGGAACGCCTGCCGTCAACGTGTCGTCCTCGTAAACGTAGATGTTCCCTACGAACAGAACGCCATCGTTGTTGTAGAGGCGGGTGCAGCGAGCCAATGGCGTGTCAAGAAGAACCTTGTTTTGTCCGTCCAGTGCCTTGGTTTGTGTCACAAACGTGAAATTACCGTCCCCGTCGATGGTGTGCCCTTCGACAGCCAAAACCGAAGTATCGCTTGCGCTTGAAGATGAAATGGTGGTGATGGTGTTTGAGGTTGCATAGACCTCATCCCCGCCCTGAGATTGCACCGTTTCCCAACCCGTTCCAAGGTCGAAGTTTGACCCGAACTTCAAAAGGCTGCTGGGCTGCACCTCAATCACGTCACCGAAGGCGCTGTAAATTTCCCGCATTGCATGTTCGGCCCAGAAGTCCGGCGCATAAGGAAAGCGCACGGCTGTTCCCGTCGCGTCTTGCTCCGCTGCCAAGAGGGCGTTGCCCGTTTGGGAATATGGGCTCAGAACGCCGCCCACTTACTTGCTTGCCTTTTTTGTCGATGGTGCGGATGCCTTGGCCGGGGCAGGCTTCGCTTTGACGCGTGGGTCATCAGCGTTGACGATTTTCGTCTTGCCGTTCACCGTGATCGTTGCTGTCTCAATCCTCATGGTCTTCTCCTCTTCTGATATTGGGAAAAGGGGCAGTTGCCCGCCCCTTTGAAAATATCAGACTTAACCCAGCAAAAGAGCGATCGCATCAGGCTTCCAAGCTTTCGCTTGGTAAAGCGTGGTGATGTCGATCATCGCTTTGTTGTAACCCTTGTAAACGCTGATCTGGAAAACCAGACCTGAGTGCGGGTCTTGAACCGTCATCATGTCAACAGCGCTGTCGCCGCCAAGTGGCTTTGCGAGAGGACGCATTGCCAGTTCGACTGCGGAGCGGTGCAGGCCGATGTTTGCGGTATAGCTATTGCCAATCGTCATTTCGACTGTATCGGCAAGCGTGGCACGCAGGCCGGGGCCGCCGATGACTGCCGTACCAGTGGCAGCGGTAAAGCCTGTATTGACGACATACTTGTTCGTGTCACCCGCGAAGGTCACAACGTCACCAGCCAGCAATGTCCCGCCGTCGCCGCCATCAAGTGCGATGGAGGTTTCACCTACAGGTTCGCCGCCTGCCGCGTCGAGACCTGTGGCCGTGCCCTTGGTGTGAGACTGCACGCCAGCGCTTTCTTTGAGCATGAAGCCCTGAAGATCAAGCAAGGTGCCTTGACGCAGCATGTCGACGCCACCGGCTTCATTGGCCTTCTGCAACTGTGCCAGCTGGCGCAGGTTTGTGCCTGCCAGCGAGTTCACAACCAAAGACAACTGACCGTCATTGACGGGCATTCCGTTGTCCATGATGATCTGGCGCAGTTCCGCGATTTCGCTGAAGTTAGAACCGAAAGGCGTGGTGCCTGCGGTGCCAAATGCGCGAGAAGCGTTCTTGTAAGCTTCGGCAGCAATGGCGGCTTCGATGTTGTTTGTGATGCCGCGCATAGCTTGGGCGATCTGGTCGCCATAGATGGTTTCGTAGCCTGCGCCGTTGTTGACGTGCTTGATGTCCTCGCCTGTCCACGGGATGCGAACGGAAGCGATTGTATTCAGCGTCATCGTTTTGTTGTCAACGGTCTGGTCATCGCCTTCAGGAATGGTCATAGAAGGCGTGGCAGATGTGTTGACGGTCGCGGCGCGCGTCACGAATGAACGAACTGTGTCGCCCTGAGCGGCTTCTTGTGAACCGCCGTTGATCGTCACTGCGGGGATAAAGCCGACCACTTCGCGGCCAACAATGTCTGCGGCCTTGTAAATGTCTGCCGCAAGGTCAGAAAGTACGTTTGCCATTTGGCTAAACTCCTATTTCGCGGTCAGTCTTTGACTTTGCCGCCTGATTTCGAAAATGTGGAACGGTCAATATGAGACATGCTGTCCCATTGCGCCCGCGTCACTGTCTCAGATTTTGGCGTCCCGCCGCTTGATCCCGAAGGCTTCCCGCCTCCTGATTTCCCCGCGTCCCGAACAGCATAAGCTTTCGTTTCCGCAAGTTCCTTCGCCAAGTCGGCTAAGGTTGCGCCGTGGTTGGCACCGCTGCCAATCATGGC